AATAAAGCAGCAATTTGCTTTATAAGAACAGGCAATTCAGGTGTAGGAGATTTAGTTTTTCTAAATAACAATGAGGTTACTAGTAATAATGCTACATTATCAGACGAAAAATTGCGTATTACAAGTGATGGGCGAGTAGGAATTGGAGGAATAGTTCCATCTCAACAATTAGAACTTGGGGGAATATTATCTCCTGCTTTAAAATTAAGTTCAACAACAACAAATGGTGGTGTAATAATATTTAATGTAGCAGGTGCAGATAAAGGATTTATTGGTTCTGGTTATCATTTAGGTACAGGAAGTTCTAACGATACTGCTATAAGGGGAGAAACAGATTTAGTGTTTTTATCTGGTGGTAATAATCAAAGAATGCGTATTACAAGTGCAGGGCAAACACAGATAACAAGTAGTTCAAATGGTAACCTAATAGCTGAATTAACACATACTGGAACTACGCCTTATGGTATTCAAATATTATATTCTGGAGCATCTCCAAATACAACTGATAATTATTTCTTTATTGGTCGTGATAGTACTGCTAATAGAATTATTATTTGGGGTAATGGTAATGTTCAAAATCAAAATAACTCGTATGGAGCAATTTCAGATGTAAAACTAAAAGAAAATATAGTTGATGCTACTCCAAAGTTAGATGACTTAATGAAAGTTAAGATTCGTAACTATAATTTAATAGGAGATGACACAAAACAAATAGGAGTTATAGCACAGGAAATTGAAAAAGTTTTTCCAAGTTTAGTAGAAGATGTAAAAGAAAAAGAAAGTGAAGAAAAAACAAAATCAGTTAAATATTCAGTATTAGTTCCAATAATGTTAAAAGCAATACAAGAACTAAAAGCAGAAGTTGATTTATTAAAGCAAGAATGTAAATGTAAATAATTATAAAACTATGGAAATATTAAAAACAGACAAGACAGAAATAATGCAAAACAAAATTAAGGTATGGTATTCTACTCACACTATGGACGGAAAGGTTACTGTAGCTTACTCTGAAGGTCAAGACTTAATAGCTAAAGGAGACGATGAAAAAATAGCTATGTATAAAGTTAAGAAAATTGCAGACGAATTATGGAACTCGAAAAAAGTAGTAAAAAAAGACAAAAAGTAATATATTTACTTTTCACTTAAAAACTATAAATATGTCAAAAATTACTAAAGACGAGTTAAAGTCTCTAAACGAACAGGAACAAAAGAAAGCTGCTATTAGAAATGATATAGGAGTTTTAGAAACTCAAAAGCATAGTCTATTACACATTTCTGCAGAAATACAAATAGAGCAAGACAAGCTAAAAAAAGATCTAGAAGAAAAATACGGTAAAGTAAACGTAGACCTCAAAAACGGATCTTATACACTTGTAGAAGAAAATAAAGAATAATGTTAGAAACTACAGACTTGAAGTTATATTTTTTTAATACCGTAGTCTTAGCCCTTACTATGACAGAAATTGAAATGGGTTTAAAAATTATTCTACTAGTTTGTACTATAGGTTATACTATAAGTAGGTGGATACATAATGAGAAAAATAAATAAAATAATAATACACTGCTCCGCTACTCCAGAGTTAAAAGACTTTGACGTAAAGGATATTAGAGGATGGCACGTAGAAGGTAACGGCTGGTCCGATATAGGTTATCATTATGTTATAAAACTAGACGGAGAAATCCAAACAGGAAGACTTGAAAAAAAAATAGGTGCGCACTGTTATAGAAATAACAGAGACTCTATAGGAGTTTGTTATGTAGGAGGTATGGATAGAACTATGAAAAAGTGGGAAGACACTAGAACTAAAGAACAAAAAGAGTCTTTACTTAAAGTAATAAAAGACTTACTAGTACGATACCCTAACTCTATAGTTTACGGGCATAGAGATTTTACTAACAAAAAAGTTTGTCCTAGTTATAATGCTAAAAAAGAATATGAATATTTAACTAATAAAAAATGAAAGACGTAGGGGTAGATTTAGACGGAGACGGTAAACCTGATTTAAGTTTAGACTTTAAAACTATAATACTTTGCTTAGGAGGTTTAATAAGTATAACTATGACTTATTCTACTTTAACTAAACAAATAGAGCTAAATAGGCAGGAAATAGAAATAGCTAAAAAGCTACCGCCTTTACAGTCTTTAGAAGTTATAGAACAAAGAATAGAATTTCTGGAGGGTCAAATAGAAGCTAAGGATAAACGACTAGATAAAATAGAAGACAAAATATACAAAAGATAAAATATGGAAACTATAAAACATTTACTAGGACTCTGCGGAGAGGGTCACTTAAATTTAGTAGCTATTGCTCTAACAGTAGTGCTTATAATGGCTTACGTACAATATGAAAAAAAAGTTTAAAGATACTAAGGTAGGTCAGTTTCTAATAGGCAAAAACGGTCTGTTTAAGAATTTAGGAAATATAGTTCCTGACAAAGGTCTATTAGGCGTTATAAAGAACTTAATTAGTAAAGACGATACTCTACCTCCAAAAGATAAAGAAACTGCCTTAAAACTCTTAGAAATGGATTCTTTAGAGATGCAAGAAGTTACTAAAAGGTGGGAAGCAGACTTGACTAGTGATTCTTTTTTAAGTAAAAACGTAAGACCTATGACTCTTATTTTTTTTTCTGTTGCTTACGTAGTAGGCTGGTTTTTAGAATACTCTTTAGATTCTATTACTGGAGTACTTACAGTTATTATAGGAGCATATTTTGGATCTAGAGGTCTAGAAAAATATAAGAAAATTTCTCGTTAGAAATTATTATATTAGTATAAGACTAATATTAATATAAGTATATACATATAGGTTTAATATAATATAGTATTAATTAATATAATATTAATATAATATAATGCAAATAAATTTGCAGTTACTTTGAAAAAAAAACTATCTCGATCTAAAATAGTTAAAAAACTAGACGCTGAGTTTAGTAGATATATAAGACTTAAATACGCAGATCATAACGGCTATGTAAAATGCTATACTTGCGACAGAGTAAAACATTACAAAGACTCTATGCAAAACGGTCACTTTATGTCTAGACGCTACTATTCAACTAGGTGGTCCGAAGACAACTGCAGACCTCAATGTTACGGCTGCAACGTCCATTCTCAAGGCAGAAGTTATGAGTTTTCTTTAAATCTAAATAAAGAGTATGGATATGAAATATCTTTAGAACTCTTACAACTAAGCAAAGAAACTGTAAAGTTTTCAAATCCAGAGCTTTTAGAAAAAATAGAGTATTATAAAGTTTTAAACAAAGCTTTTAATATTGATTAATTCTTTTATCTTTGCTACTCATTCTAACGAATGTCTAATTTTTCTCTGTAATAGGAAAGAGGTATAAGTCGCTTGACTCGTGCCTCTTTTTTTGTTTAAATATTTTTTATTATATTTGTAATCTAAACAGAGAAACATAATGACTACAGAGATTAAAAACCTACACTATAGGATAGCCCAACTTGAAAACAAGACAACTATACTTGAAAAAAAAGCTTACTGGCTAGAGAAAGAAAACGAACTACTTACCATACAAAAAGAAAGAGCAGAAAGTCTGCTTACTAATTAAATATAATACTAATGACAGGAAAGATTACATTTATTAATCGAGAGTCCGACTATGCGGATAAGCAGTGTTATTCTATAACATTTGCAAACGGTCAAACATTTAAGTTTTACCAGCTAGCTCAGCTATGGAATGAAGAGCAGCAAAAAAACATAGAGAGAACTTCGTTTCACAAAAAGGTAGGAGACGAAATAGAGTTCGAAATTAGCAACGCAAAATATAATACAGCTAAACTTTCTCCTCCTAAACTAAAACCTACAGAAAGCAAAGGATTTGCAAAACCTAAATCTCAGCAAACCTCTATAGAGTGGCAGTCTTGTTTAAGATCTGCAGCTATATTGTATTCTCATAATACAGATATAAAAAGCTCTACAGTTTTAGAAACTACCGAATTATTTTATAACAAATTAAAACAGAAAACTAATGAGTAATTTTGAAACCGAGTACTGGAATAGCGTAGCTCCTTATAAATCTAAATACGAATTTATAAAACTTCATATCTTAGTAGATATAGACGCAACTATTAAAATGCTTAGTAAGGCTAAAGACGAAGGTCTAGAAAAAATAGTCTTAGATGTAATGTCTAAAAAAGCAGATCCTAATAAATACTACGCTAAACGAAGCGTACCTAAAAAGGATCCATCCGAAAGAGTAGCGGACCACTTACCAAGAGCTAAGGCAAGCGAAGACTTGCCATTTTAATAACTACAAAGGCGGAGCTAAAAACTTCGCTTTTTTTTTTACTTTTACTAAATGCTAATAAATTACGAGAAAGTTACTGAACATTTAAACAAGATTAGAAACGGAGAAATAAAAGAAGGACTTACTTTAGGGTTTCCAGAAATAGACGAATACTTTAGATTTAAACCAAAAAATTTTAATGTTATACTAGGACACGCAAATACTGGTAAAACAACTATAGTTTTATTTTTAATGTTAGCCTATTCCTTAAAACATAAAATAAAGTGGTTAGTCTTTAGTTCCGAAAATGAAGCTTATTCTATTATAAGAAAACTAATAGAATTTCTAGAACAAAAAACTATAGATGAAATTTCTGCAAAACAATTTGAAAAACATAACAGATTTATTTCAGATCATTTTAAAATAATAGATAGTACTAAAATGTATTCCTATAGAGAACTTTTAGAATTATGTACTTCAATTAAGCAGGCGTGGCATTTTGACGGTTTATTAATAGACCCTTATAATTCTTTAATAAAAGATCCTAAACTAATAACCTCAGTAGGAGGTCACGAATACGATTATCAAGCTACAACAGAACTTAGAATATTTGCAAAAAAAAATAGTGTAGCAGTATGGTTAACTACTCACGCTAACACTGCGGCTTTAAGGTGGACCCATAGAGTAGACCACCCTTACGCTGGCTATCCTATGCCTCCAAATGCTGCAGACGTAGAAGGCGGAGGAAAGTTTGTAAACAGAGCAGATGACTTTTTAGTTTGTCACAGATATATCCAGCACCCTTCAGAGTTTATGTATTCTCTGCTTCACGTAAGAAAAGTTAAAGAAGTAGAGTCAGGAGGTAGACCTACAAGTATAGACGATCCTATAAGGTTAAAAGCTTTAAGAAATAATGTAGGCTTTAGTTTAGACGGTCTAAGTGTTATAAAAAAGATTATAGATACCGAAAGACTTCCGTTTTAAATATTTTTATTATATTACTGTTTCAATGGAGGACAGTATAAAAGAGCTAGCTAAACACGAGGATATATGGTTTAGATATTTAAAACACTGGGGGTGTAATATAGACACTGCTAAGGATCTAGTACAAGAAATGTACATTCAAATAGATACTTATTTAAAAAAACATAATACTTCTATAATGTATAACGAGACAGAAATAAATCATTATTTTGTTTATGTTACTTTGTATAATATGTTTTGTAATTTAAAGAGAGCTGAAAAAAAAGTAAACCTTGTAAGTCTAGATTATATGCCAGAGCTTAGTAGCGATCAAAATAAAGAGGAGTCAAACGAAGACTATAATAACTATAGAGCTATTCAGGAATGGTTTTTGCACGATGACTTTTTAAGCTTTACACAAATAGTAAAAGACGATAATAAAGTTTTAGATAACTACGATAAAGATAAAATGTTTAATTTCTACCAAAGAAAAATATTTGAAGAGGTATTTCTAAATAATAAAAAAATAAGCAAACTAAGTAGAGACACTAATATTTCCTACTACTCTTTATACAATACTGTTCAAAATATAAAAAAACAAATAAAGCAATATTATGAATCTAAAACTTGGGGATAAGCTAGCTTTCGTGTTTAAGTGGACTGGCGTAAAATGGTTAACAAATAAAATTGTAGTAGACTGGTTAGGTTACGAATCTTGCGGGTGTGACGAAAGACAAGAGTTTTTAAATAATTTTAAAATAAACAGAAATGAATAGAAAGAATTATTTTATCTGGCAAGACTTTCGTAAAAGCAAAAGGACTACTATATCTAACGAGGAGTTTGAAATGATAGCAAAATTACATTCTATCTATTTTAAGCACCAGTATTATTTACCCTGTACCTGTAGTCCTAAGACTATAATTTTGTGGATAAAACAACTAAACGAATTGTTTTTAAGCTCTAAAAAATATAGAGTAAAAAAATGACAGTAGAACAAATAAGTAAATATGAAAAGGCAGTAGTAAGTTTGCTTAATTTAGACGGCTGGGATCTTGAGTGGTGCGGAGGAGGGTTTGAACATTTTGACGCTAAAGGTAAAACTTCAAAAGGTTTTGAGTGCCGTATAGAAATGAAATTCAGAAATAAATATTATCCAGAAAAATTATTAGAAAAATACAAATACGACAAACTAATGGAAATAGACTCAGAAATAGTTAAGTTATATTTTGTAGCAGATGACAAAGGAAACTATTTGTTTTGGTTAAACGATATAGAGATGCCTAAAATAGAGAAAAAATACTGTCCCTCCAGCTCTTTATGGAATGGCAAAAAAGAACTAAAAGAAGTTTACTTATTAAGCGAAAAGCTTGCAGCTAGAATAAATTGGAATACTTAATATAATTTTTTTTAGTATATTTACTACAGAGAAAATTCGACATTATGACTAAAGCAGAAAACTTAAAGGATATAGAGTATTACTCACATACGGAATTATGTATTTCTTTATTACAGAAATGGAGTAAAAAATCTAAAAATCCTGAGCTTAAAACTTTTACTGATTCTTTTCTGCAAGTTTTATTTTACGCTACTAGACTTCAACAAGACCGAACTATAAACGATAGTATTATAGACGAGTTTAGAACTGACAAGATCCGAGCAGTATTAAGAGCTAGAAAGTCTGAGGAGCAAAACCAAAAACTTCTAAAAGAAATTAAGAAACTTAAAACTCTTACAAATTTATGACCTATAAAGATAGTTTACTAGATATGTATAAAGCAGAAATAGAATGTTTACGAAATGCCTATCTAAAAGAAAAAAAAGAATCTGACAAGCTAAACGATATAATAAGCGATAAAGAAATAATAATAAAACTTCTAAAAAATAAAAATAAAGCCTATGACAAATTCAATTAAACTTCTAGACGGATACTATGTAGAAAAAGAAGACGTTTTAAAAAATATGCTAGATGACGAATACTACTACAATGTCTTAGGAAAAAACGCTTTGTCAAGTAGTTCTATTAAACTTTTATTGGATAGTGCAAAGACTTATTTATATATAACTAAGTACGGTCAAAAAGAAACTCAGCCACTTAGAGACGGTCATTTGTTTCATACTATGATCCTAGAACCAGAAAAACTAAATGATATAGTTTTTGTAGATGTACAAAGTAAAAATACTAATAAATACAAAGAAGCTAAAAGACATCACGATCAAGTTTTTACTATGAAAGAAAAACAAGATGCTGAAAGGTTATGCGATGCTCTACTAAGAAACGAAGAGGCTTTAAGTATGTTAAACAAATCTGAGTTTGAAGTTCCTATGATAGGAAATATAAACGGCTATCCTTTTAGAGGTAAAGCAGATGTCTTAAAAAATGCTGGAGGTATCGTAGACTTAAAAACAACTATAGACGTAAAGAACTTTTACAAGTCTGCAGACGCTTATAAGTATTATAATCAGGTTTATATATATTGTCAGCTCTTTAATGTGGACTACAAAAACTTTAAGTTTCTATGTGTAGATAAAAAAAATCTAGACGTAGGAGTCTGGGATGTTAGCGAACAGTTTTACTTAAAAGGAGAAGCTTCCGTAATGGCAGGAATCGAGATATACAGAGACTTTATAGAGTCAGACTTTGATATAGACCAGTACATAATAAAAGGCACGTTATAATGAAAGACTACGATAGAATAGCGGAGTTAGTTATAAACCTAACAGAAATAAATATATTTGATAACCGAAGAACTCAAAGCCTAGTAGACGCTAGAACCTTATTTGACCATATAATGAGCAAGGTCCATAAAAAAACTTTAGAGTCAATAGCTTCTTACTATGAAAGTCAAGGCAAGTCTTCAAATCATTCAGCTATTTATTATAGACTATCTAAGTTTAAAGAATTAATTCAAAGAAGACCAGAGTTTTTAACTTGGCTAAATATAATTAAAAACAGTACTGTAGGATCTAACGAGCTTTTAATAATAATAGATAAAATAAAAAAGCTAAAGACTGCGGAATCTATAGAACAACTTAACGAACTTCTAGATAAACTAAACTATAAAGAAAAACTTTATAATACTCTTATTCCAAAAACTTAATATTTTTACGTTATATTAGTAACGTAATGTTACAAATGTTACAATATAAAAAGAATAAAATGTTAGAAAAAACGGAAGAGAATAAAAAGAAAATGCTTAAGTCTTTAGAAGAGTTTTACGGTATAGTAACCACTGCTAGCCAAAGCGTAGGAATAAGCAGAATAACTCATTATAG